GTCAGAAGTGTCATATATAGAAATAATAAGATGATATATCGCTAAAAATCCACATGACAAACCCACTGACACACAGCAAAACTACGTCAGCGCGTGTCGGTTGAAAATCTGACAGACTGACACTTGCCCCGGAAAGTGTCAGCAAAAGTGTCATGCGGCATATTTTGCGATACAACGAAAAAAGCGGACATCCCGCAAATAGGATGCCCGCGCAAGTGTCAGTTGGTATGTCGGTCAGCACTCAGGGCTTTTTCTCGCTCTGGGTACCGAAATAGAATGCCACTACCATCGTGGCGATAGTGAGAAACTTATCCGGCTCGATGCTCCCATTGATGGACAGCACAGCCAGCACCGCGATAATAACCAGCGTGATGATGGTTTTCACCTTGAGCAACGCTGCAAGGTTTTTCCAAAAATCATGCACCGGGGAGGTGTTGTTGGTGGTATCCTTGGTAGCGGTAATTTTTTTGTTGTCCATGACTTAGCCCTCCTCAATTTTGATGCACTCATTGTGCATCTTTTTGTAGGCATCAAGGTACATTTCGCCTTTGTCGCCGTTGTAGGTGATCTCGTAGTACATCCCATCGGGGACGGTGGTAGAAATCAGCGCCGTGTGGTTTTGCAGGGTCTTGCACGACCACACAACGAACGTATCCTCGGCGGTCAGCTCGAAGTTGTCGGTGACATCAACATGGCGGTTGAAGTAGTCCACGACGGCAGCAGTGGCCCGCTTGATAAACTCGGCATTGCTCATTTTGATTTATTCTCCCTACTCGGTTTCGATGCGGATGGGCAGCGCCTTGGCCCGTTTATAGAGTTCCGTGCCCGTTCCGTTGCCACCCTGACTGTGGTAGCTGTCGTATAAGTATTTCAGATTGTTCAGATCATCCTCGGTGATGTACCCGCGTTTGATGCACAGGCGGCACATCTGATAGATCCGATCATGCAGCACCGCCAGATTCCCTGTGTGTAGGTCGTTGACCGTCTTGCCCATCGCAGTCAACTGCCCCTCCACGGCATCCAGCCGGGGAGTGATTTGCTGAATCTGTGTTTTAAGGGCACTGATTTCTGCGTTCTGAGCTTCTTCGGGGGCTTTGTGCTTTTTCCATTTCGCCAGTAGGGTGTCCCATGCTTTATCAATGGCTGTAAATGCCGTAGCTACGGCGACAACGGCTGTCACGACCTGCCACGGGGAAGTGATGACGATGTTCCACGACTGCATCGGATTTACACCTCCACAATGGGGATGCCGTAGGCTACGGCGGCATCGTGTTCAATGCGGCATCCGCGATAATCCTGCCAGCCGGGGGCGAACGCCACAAAATCAGCGGTGCCCAGCAGCTTGAGGCTTTCGCCCAGATACCACAGCGGCGTTGCGTCAGCCGGGGCGCCCTCAAAAAAGGATTCGATGACCTCGATTTCCTCATGGGTTTTCATGTACACATCGGCAATCAGCACTTTGCGCTCTTTGAGGATTTCCTCGTCGGTCTTACCGCGCATCGGCTGGGAAATAAACAGTTTCTTCATTGCTTTACCCCACATACTCCGAAAAATATTTGTCTTTCAGACCCTTGGTCTGCGCCAGCGCGTACATCCGCATAGCGTCCATGCCGGTGAGGGTCGCCGCCCGCATAAACATCTTGCCCTCGGCATCAACAGCCAGCTTGACATACCGATCATCGGCAAGGCCGCTCTCAACGGCCATCGCGTCAAATGCCGCCGCCTCGGCGGCTGTCAGCGGCCCGATGAGCATCGCCTGAATAGTTTTGCCCTCCTCGGCGGCGGGGGTCGTAGAGGGCGTTTCTGCGGGGCTGGCGGCGGGCTTTTTGTCCGCGTCCGGGATGACAACGGAATGTTCGCCCTTGTTGAACTGATACTCCTTGCCCGTGGCGAGGGTATAGTCGCCATCCAGCCATGTCAGCGGATTGGTGCGCTTGCCGTTGAGGATAACCTCAAAATGCAAGTGCGCCCCGAAAACATTGCCCGTGATGCCGCTGTACCCGATGATGTCGCCCTCCTTGACCCGCTGACCATACTTGACGCAATAGCTGGACAGATGAGCGTACCGGGTCTGCAAGGTCATGCCCTTGTAGGGCGAGTGCTTGATACGAACCATGTTGCCATAGCTCTGCATCCCGGTCTTGGTGTGCCCGTCCCAATCCTGCATCTGATCTACCGTACCATCCTCGGCGGCGTATACCGGGCGCTTGTAGTTGGCGCCGATTTGGGTGCGGAGGTCTACGGCCTGATGCAAGCCGCCGTTGTTGTAGTACCAGCCCTGCGTCAGAATGTGGATGTCCAGCGGCCAGCACAAAAGCACTTCACCATTCGACAGTCGCATAACCTCAGCCCTCCTTTACCTGCGCGGCGGCCATCTTGGCCATTTCCGCGTCAAACTCTTGTGTAGCTACTGCCAGCTCCGTTTCCAGCGCATTGATCTTGTCGCGCCACTCCTCGCGCTGCCGGCGGATAGGTTCGTACTCCTCGGCGCTCATGACGCCATCGGCGTGTTTCAGCGCCTTATAGTCGGTATCGGTCAGCAGGCTTTTAAGGGCGGTGATTTCGGCATTGATGGTGTCGATGCGTTCAAGAGATTTTTCCATTGAATGTGCCTCGCTTTCGATTTTCGTTTGGATTTTATCTTCCACGGCATGATGCCGTAGAGCTTATAGAACAGCAAATCAGTGCAATGAACAGAACGGCGGGCCTGCTTTTTGAAAAGCGACCCGCGCCACGACATATAGGACGTGAGAATTTGTTCCATCGTCATAAGCCCCGCCTGCAGAAAGTTGAAAAACTTCTTGATTTTGCGGCGCTCCCGGATGACGCTCTCACGGCAAGGCTGCTGTAAAACCTTGCCGTGGGGTAATAGGGTGAATTTAGTTTTCAAATAGGTAAAACCACGACGCAGCTTGACAATCTGCGTCTTTTTGGGATTCGGGATAATGCCCTTTTCAGCGAACAGTCCAAACAGCAAGCGGCGAAATTCTATCAACGCATCTTTCGATTTGTTGATGATGTAGGAATCGTCCATATAACGGGCGAACCACCGCTGCCGCCACTGATCTTTGATGGTGTGGTCGATGCTGTTTGGGTAGGCGATGGCAAAAATCTGGCTGTCCTCCGGGCCGATGTACAGACCATTTTCTTTTGTCGGCTGACCGTATTTGATGCGCTCAAGATTCGGCGCGTCAACAAAATTTTTCGCCAGAGCATTGAGCCGCTGATCGAGAATATAGCGGTCAATCACATTGCGCTTGAGGTTGTTCAGATTGATGTTGTCGAAAAATGCGCGGTAGTCGATGAGCAGGATGTACCCGTCATTGCCGCCTGTTTCGCGGTAGAACTCATGCAGATGCACAGCGCACCGTTTGACTGCAAAGCTGATGCCCTTGCCCTCAAGGCTTGCGCCGTTGTCGTATATCAAGTTGCTGGACAGAATCGGCACCAGAGCATTTGTGCAGGCAGACCGCCGCACAACGCGCTCAGAGTAGTGCAGACTGTGGATAGCCCGCTTTTTGCCGCGCTCCACAATCCCAAAATGATAAAACCCTCTGCGGGTGTCGCCACCGCGCATGAGGGTTTTGTGGATTTTGATTGAATTTTTGAAATAACGGGCATTGTATCGGGCAACGCTGGCTTTCCACATAACGCCTTTGCGGGCGTTATAGTTGGCATCGACCAGCGAGGATACATCTGCCACCCGGTCAAAATTATCGTACTGTGCTATTCGTGCGCGGTGCTTGGCCTGCCGCGCCGCCTTACGGCGCTGATAGCGGGCCTCGTGCCGCTCTTGTGATGTCATCTCGGAATGTACCTCGCAAAGTGTTATTGTAGGGGCGCTGTTGTGTACTTCTTTGCGATAACAGCCATGAAACCCGGTACTCGGCCATCTGCCGTGTGGCGCACGGTAGTTTAGCCTGTTGTCGCCGTCGCGGGCCATGCAAGTAGCGTCCGGCTGATCGCGTCAAGATACTTATTTACCCGCTACTGCGGGAGGGTCGATAACTCCTTCCAATTTGATAAGGCTCGGATTTCAGTCTGCCTATTGATTAGCCCAGCAGACCTACTTTAATACTGGCCGAGGATTCGTGTTGGAATCAGACGGGCGCGGACAGCCACGTGTTGGATGCGTTGTTGTTGTTCGCATTGCCGTTGTTGTTCACATTGCAGAAGTTGGAGGAGTTGCCGGAGTTAGGGGTAAGCTCCCACCAGTTGTTACGGCTCTTTTATACAGCTATCGACCCGATGGCGGTCAACGGGGATAATGATGATAGTTTATCCCTGCTGCCTGTGCGGCCATCACGCTTGAATCATTTACAACGGGCACCGTAGGCGACGCCTTGGGTGTGTAGGCGGTCTGCGGTGATGTCTGATACCGGGCATCCCCGTTCGGCAGGGATGCTTTCGGCTTGAATTTTGCGGTGTCCGGGAATTTCGTATTATGCCGCCAGTCTTTCAACAGCGTTTCCTCACGCTCTAACAGGGTGCCAATGTAAACCAACTGCGCGGGCAGTTCCTTTTGCGGTGCAATGCCCATGTCAAGCCCGGTGTTCAGACGGGAAAAATGAAACTCATCCATGATGAATTGCAAGCGGTCAAACAGGGCCTCACAGTCAGCTACCGCCTGCGCCTGTAATTCCTTGCGGCGGTGCAAAAGCTCGTGGTCAAGTTTTCCGCCACTGTACGGATAGATACCGTTCGCGGCGATGATGTGTTCCATCATCGTGTTCAGCAGATTCACGGTAGGATAGGCGAGAATGGGTCGCCACTTTTTGGGGATGTACTTTTCCTGCATCACAAAGCCGGAAAGGGCACAGCGCAATTCAGTGGCGTTTTTGTAAAACTCCATTTCGGAGATGCTGCGGAATCGGGATAATACGTTACTCATGGTTCACCTGATGCCGCGCCCACAAGGGGCGCGGGGATATTAGTAGGAGATTTACGAGATTCGGAAGCAGACGGGCGCGGACAGCCACGTGCCGGATGCGGTGCTGCTGGCCGCAAGGCCGTGGTTGTACACATTGCAGAAGTAGGAGGAGTTGCCGGAGTTAGGGGTAAGCTCCCACCAGCTGGCACGGCCACCACCATCACCGAGGCCCTTGACACGGTTCATGTTGTGGGCAAAGATGGGGTACTGGACATACCCGCCGTTGGAGTATCCGCTGCCGCCCCAAACGGGAGCGCCGCAGACCTCCATCTCGGTAGGCACCCACAGATTGCCGAGGTTCGTCCACGACCAGCCGTTATCGCTGTTCAGTACGCCGCTGGCCGAGTAACGCTCACCCAGCAGGGCGCGTTTGTTGGCGATGACGGCCTTGAGTTCAGCGGGCAGGAAGTAGTACACGCCGCCCTGAGTGTAATCCACCTGCTTAACGGCGGGGTCTTTGCCCGTGCCGTTGGGCACCTGCATCTTGAGGGAGTTCAGGAACGCATACAGATGGGAACACAGCCACGGGTGTTTGTCGCCCTTGCCGGTCACAGTGATGTTGTTCGTGCCAGCAGCGGGGGCCTCGTCGAATGTGATGGTAAAGGTGGAGGCATCATAGGTGTAACCCGTGACCTGATCGCTGCCCACGATGATGTTGTCAATGCTATCCATCTGTTTCGTCAGCACAAACTCGGTCTTGCTGCCGTCGCCGGACAGCTTTTCCACGGGAATCAGGCCGTTGTTGAAGTTGGCGAGGTTGTACTGAATGTACGTCGGCCACAGGTCTTTGGAGATAAAGTCGATGTGGTGCCCGACCTGCTGATCGCCGTACTTGTAGTAGGTGTCGATGCCCGCCACGACAGCCACGATACGGGTCTTGGCGCTGTTCGTGCAGTTGAACGGGATATAGTCGCCCACATGGATGCCGTAGAAGTTCCCGGCCTTGATGCGGGCCTGAATCCACTTCCACACACTGGTGTAGCCCTTGATTTCCTCCGCGAACTTCAGGCTCAAATCCATGCCGGGGTAGCACTGGTCGGTGTTCATGCCGAGGAAAAAGCCCTGATCGCCGGTTGCGGGGTCAAGGATGTTGTCGATAAAAACTTTGCTTGCCATAGGTGTTGCACCTCCGATTAGTAGTTGAATTTGACAGTCGTTTTATCGAACGTGAACGACTTTGCCATCTGGGCGGTTTTGGTCTTGCCGTCCTGCAGGTCGGCTTTGGTTGCCGGGTCAATCCCGGAATCGGACAGGGAACCGTCAGCCGTCAGCGCGGCGAGGTTTCCCGCTTTGCTGGGCTTGGCCTTGACGGCCACATTGGCCCCGGCCTTGCCGCTGTCCGCGAGGTTGCCGTTGGCATCCAGAGCCGCAAGGTTGCCCGCTTTGCTGGGCTTTTTCTTGTCAGCCTTGCCGCTCAGGTCGATGTTCCCGGCCAGCTTTTTTGCATAGCGTTTAGCGTCCTCACTGAAAATGAGGGCGATGCGCACTACATCAGAAAGTTGCATGATGCCGCCTCCTTACTGGCCGATGAACTGACCCGTTTCACCGGCGATGTAGATTTTGTGCTTGGCATCCTCGGCCAGCACATAGATCAGGCTGAACGGGGCGAAAACCTCGCTCTCGCTCATGCCGATAATGCCCTCGCCGGTGGTGGGCAGGGTTTCGGGTTCCGTGTCGGCAATAATCATCGCCTCGACCAACTGCTTGCCTGTCTTGGGGTCAGTGCCTACGGGTTTGGTGTTGACACAACGCATAAAATTGTCCTCCTATGATTTATTTCGACTTTGCAATGTTGAATTGCACAGTACCATTAGAAAACTGCACCGTTACGCCGCTGACGTAGGCGGGGAGCTGTGCATCGGGCACCTGCCCGGTCTTGCTGTCCAGCGCCGCCACGCCGCCCGCCTTGCCCACGGTGTCCGAGGCCACGGCCTTGATAAGCGCGGGGGTGATTTTGTGCGGGTTGGTTTTGGTGTCGGCGGCGTGTTCCTGCAAGGCGCCGATGTCGGTTTCAAACCCCTCGCAGGCGGTTTTGAGGTTCTGGATGGCGTTCTCGGCTTTTGTGATGTTGCCGTCCGATGTGCTGGACTTGTTCGCCAGCTCATCAAGCGCCGCCTGCACGTTCTCGCTTTGCAGCAGCTTGACCGAGGATCGGTCATACGAGATGCCTTTTGCCACGAGGTCAGCCAGCAGGGCGATAACGCCATCTTTTTTCAGGCCGTCCGGCATATTGATTTTGCGGGTGCCATCCGACAGGTAGCGGTGGTAATGAGATGCCTCCGCGTAGTCACTGTCGAACGTCCGCTTGAAAAAGGTGCGGATGCTGGATAACAGCACCTTTTTAGTCGTGCCGCTGGATACGCAGGGAAGAAAATCTTTATCGTCCAGCTCGGTGTTGGTCGCCAATTCGCTGATTTTTGTATCAGCCATGAATCATCCCTCCTTTACCAGTTGATGGTCAAGCCGTATGCGATAGTCACAGCCGAGTTTTCAGGCCGCTCCGGCGCATCGCTCGGCAGCTTATATGCTGTGTAGGCAAATGGCATCGGTGCTGTTCCTACGCTGTCATCGTAAGAAGTTTCTTTCCGTAGCCATATCTTACGAAAGCGGTTAGTAATACCGGTTTGAATTTGTTGTCGAGTGGCATAAGAAGCATCACATTGCGGCGCGTTATAAGAGAAAATCGACATATCGCTGGCATCGACAACGGGGGTAATGTGAAAACCTGTAGACCAATACCGATAGTTTCCATTCATGCTCTGTCGCTGACTGGCGGGCATCATATATTTTTTATAAAAGTACATAATCGAACCAGACCAGCACAAATACCCAAAGGCATCATTCTGAATTTTTTGTTCGCTTACATCTCCCGTGGTTATGTCATAGTCGTTGACGTACATGACATAAGTATAAGTAGTGGAATAGTCCAGCGGTGTTTGCCCCATGCCAATGAGGTGATCGCCATTCAGACGAAAATAATTATTGATGCTGAATGACTTTCCGTAGCGGTATTGCCAACTCGTGATTTCATGCCCCTCGTCGTCGCCCCACTCATATACGAAATGGCGGTCTACGGCGTTAAAGTCGGCATTCAACACCCAAAATTCATCGCGGTAATTCCATTTATACCAACGGTGATAACCGTACCCACTTTCGTACTGTTCTTTTACCAGAGTAGACTTGTAGCGGGTCAGCATGAAAACGATGCGCTGATTGTCATAATCATATCCCCAGCAGGCACGGTAGCCGCTCCAGCCATAGTAATCAGGAGAGCCAACCAGATTAAAAATATCGTGCCGAGTAGACACGGCCTCTGGCACAGAGTAGATGTCACGGAATCGGATCGTACCAGCGCCGCCAGCTTGATTCGACAGGGAGCATTCAAAAGAGTAAAAGCGACGATTGCGCTCAATATCAATCATGCCGCCCTGCTCACCAATAGGCCATCGGTATTGAAATGGCGTACCGACAACGCCATTTAACTGGTGTCCAGTCAGACCAACATAATTGATAGGGAGGGGAATTTGAGTAGACAGAAAGTCGTAAACATACTGGAATGTAACGCCGGAACGACTGATTCTGTTGTTAAAGCTATCAACACTACGATAGCTACCCTGTAACGTGCCCGTAGCCGAACTGCCAACGACGCCGTACCCCGTGGGCATACCGGGAATCATAGGCACATCGGCATCATAGTTGACATCGCCATTGGAAAGCAGGAGCATGGGCTGAAAGCCCTGAAAGCCGGAGCAAGTAAACTGATCGATGAAAACATGGTTATCGCCCTCGATGCGTTCCAGCACCTTGCCCGTAACCGGGTCTGTGTAGTCTACCCGGCAGTGCCCTTGCGCATCGAAATCACGCCCTTGAAGTAATGCTCGATCTAACACAAAATACCTCCTTAGCTATATTTCACGGTGCAGGTGTCCGCACCTGTCAGCGGGGATAACTCAACAAGGGTATCCGTGTCGCTGTATGAGAGAAAATACCCGATGTGGTAGTCCACGCTGGGCGATTCATCAGAATCGTATGTCCAGCCGTTCAGCGTATCAATGTCGCCGAGATAGCCGGGAGTGTACGATATTTTGCCGTCCAGCCAAAGGATGGACGAATACTCAGGTACGGACAGCCCAGAATCGTATTTGACCCATGAACTGTTGTAACCAGTGACCGCTATCCAGCCGTTAGTTGCTTTTGCCAGCGGGCAGTATACTTTATAGGTGGAACTGTCTATCGCCTCTATGTCCGTAGCCTCAAGCTCACCCGCATCGCACATGATGCGGGTGCTGAGGTGGAACATGGAAAGCGTCAGCCCGGACAGCGGGATAAGGTAGTCGATGTAGAAATAATCATACACGCCCTCATCGTTCCAGCATTTAGGAGTGGCCGTGCCGTAGCCGCTGCTCCACCCCTTGAGGGATTTGCCCACGGCGATGCCCTGTAAAAAGCTGTTCTGGTCGTAGCTCATTCCCAGACCACCTCCGTGATGTGACCGTTCTCGTCCTGAATGGATGCGATGCGGCCTGCGCTGTCGAATGTGACTTTGTACTGCTGCGTGTCGTTGCCGTCGATGGTTTCCTCAAAGGTCTTATCGGCGTTGATATGGGAAAAATCGAACCGCAGCGGCTTGCGGGTCTTTTGCAGGTCGATATAGCCGTCATCGGACAGTGTAATAGCTAATTCCTCGCCCTTTCGGGTGGTATATCCCATCTTAAAGCTGTCCGTGATCTTTTCGATGCGGCCCTTGCCATTGTCGCCGTAGCCGGTGCCACGACCCCATGTCTGCATCGGATTGTAAGGATTTTCACCGTCGCCGGACATACCGAATTTGTACTCGGCCATGACGGTTTCATCGTACACATAGATGTGGCAGGGGAATCCCGTGTTTTCGGTGGTGGTGAATACCTGCACACCGTTAATAAGGGGATAGCCCTCTGCGCTGATTTCTGCCCCGGCGATGTCCTTTTGCCAGTACAGCAGTTCCCCACGGCGGTTCACTGCCTGTGTGTAGCTGGCTGTACCGTTTGCCTCGCAGTCGATGAATTTATAATCCTCAGTCATAAGGATTACGCCGTCCTCGGTCAGCAGGCGGTTGTACATACCGGCAGGCGTGGCCGAGATGAACTGTATGACCTCGCCCTCAATTTTGATATAGCTGTCATCCGAGGTGTCGTGCAGTAGGTATTTTTGGATGTGCCGCGCTGTTACAAGGCGATCAACGGTCAACTCAGATACAATACCGTTTTCGGCGTAGAGGGAGCTTGACACGATGGCATTTGCGCCGAGGGTGCCGTCCATGACAAAGGTTTTGCGCTCTTTGTCGTAGTACAGGCATTTTTTGCCGGTTTCATCGGTAAACTCCATGCCGTCAGCGTTGAACTGAGCATAACCGCCGCCGTCCATTTCGGAGCGGAATCCGTACCGCTTATTGATGCTGTTGCCGTAGTATTTGCGGTTGGTTTTTACCGCCTTATCATCAGAACCCGCCGTGACGATTTCATAGGGGTACTCGTCATCGGTTTCGTCGTCGATGCCTGCGGAAATGTCGCAAGGGTAGCTGACAGTGCAGTTGGCTTTGATGTAGTACAGCACGGCGCGGATTTTCTCGCCCAGCCGGGTTTTAAGGCCCACGGTATCGCCCAACTCAAGCGCCGGGTCAATGTATGCCGTGGATGCCTCAAATGGCTGGTAGATAGCGCCGTACATTGTGCCATCAACGGTGTTGCAAAGGTCTTTTACGACCCCCTGATTCGCAAAGGGGCACTCAGCCGTAAGCGTCATGCCGGAATCGTCGCCCTCGGTGAAACTCTCCTCGGCATCATCGGTAAGGATGATGCGGGAAATGGTGCGGGCACTGCCGATGTCGGCCAGTGTCTTATATGCCCTGCCGAGGCTCTGCGCCATTTCGGCCTCCGGGACGGGGGACGCAATGGGTATGAGCCGCAGCTTGCCGCTGTCGCTCATAACCCAGTTGCCGCCGTTGCAAATCGCAATCCACGACAGCACCTCCGACATCAGCGCATCCCCATCGATGCTTTCCACGGTGTAGGCCTCGCCCTCATTGATGACCGTCCGCTCGTCCACCTCCACATCCATGATGCGGGCGATGTCAGCCACGATGTCTTTTTGGGCGGCGGGCCAGTCAAGCGAGGTTTTGTCAAGGTAGGTGCGCCCCGATTTCAACATCTCGTCCTGCATCGTCAGTACGATGGTGGATGCACTGCTGCGGCTCTTGACGTAGTAGTGGCCCTTGGGTATCCAGTCAGTGACCGTCTGCCTGTCAATAGAGGTGAGACGGCAGTATGCCCAGCAGGGGGCAGACCGGGGAATCGTGACCCCATCAATAGGGATGACTTCTGCGGTCATGACTGCCGAGCATACGCGCCCGATTTGAGGTTTATTCAACAATCCCCATTTAATGGTCGGCGCACCTTGCAGATGTGAGGCATCATAATCAACGCCCGCAATCTGCAATTTGTATTCGACCCGGTACTTGCCGGATTCAATCAGCGCCTCCCAGTTTTCAGGCCGGGTCTGCATTAGATCAAATCCTCCTTAACCGAAATGAGGCTGAAAGACAAGTCATCAAGGAAAATCGTGCCCGTTTCCGGGTCGATACGTTCCAGCGCGGCATCCACGGATGTGTTGTAGAACAGCCGCTTGCAGAAACCGTCTTTCAAATCAGGATAGGACACCTCAACGCCGGAATCACCGCCCTGCAAGTCTGCCTCAAGCTGCTGGGCCATATCCCACGGGATAGGCCCCATCTTGATTTCGATTTTACGCTGGTGAGATGTGACATTGGTGTGCATCGTTTCGGCGGTATCGCGGCCCGCCTTTTCGTCGTTGGTATTTTCCCGGCTCCATTTAAAGCCGGTTTTTTGCTTGATATAGGCGGTGTAATCATGCCCGTTTATCACAAGCATTTGCGGTTTTTCAGCCATGATTATGCACCTCCAAACACAATGAGATTAGATTTTTGCTTGCGGGTAATCATTTTAGTAAGGGCATCCATATCAATATTGATGTTGAGTGCCCGCAAAATGGTGATGATGGTGGTAAGCGCCTGCTGCAAGTCGGACAGCCGCTCGTCGATGCCGGAGAAGTTGTCGGACAGGGTGGCGCTGGCATCGATCTCCGCGCCGGACGTATCAATTTTGGTCTTGTACGGGATGACAGTGCCCGCTGCGATGTCCGGGATGGCAAGCCGCCCCGCGCTGGCGATCATGTCGGAGATGGCCGACATAGACGGCAGATTAAAGCTGACGTTGGAGAAATCCAGCCCGGATGTCATCTTATCAGCGAGGGAATAGATGCCGCTCAGGACGCTCGGTTCCCCGGCCCGCAAGCCTTTCAGCAAGCCTTGATCGAGGTAGCGGCCGATAGCGGCCCAGATGACGGACGGAGAATGAACACCAACCGCGTTTTTCATCGTGTTGGTGAGGTTTTGCGCGAGGCTCTGCACCTTAGATGTCAGCGCGTGCCATGCGTTCTCGATGCCGCTCTTGAGGCCCTGCACCAGATTGGCGCCGATGCTCGTCCATTCGGACGATTTCGCCATCAGACTGGATTTCAGCGCGTTCCACTTGCTTGTGACCGTCGAGGTGATCGACTGCCACTTACTGGACGCCGTGGACTGGACGCTCTGCCATGTGGATGCCACAGAGGATTTGATGTTGCCAGCCGTGGCAACGATGCTCGACTTCATAGCATTGAATTTCTGTGTAGCCGTCGTGTGCATACTCGTGTATGTCGCCATCGTATTGGCTTTGAGGGTGTTCCATGCCGTGGATACGTTGGTGCGTACATTTGCGGCAGATGCCGTTGCATCGGATTTGATTTTCTGCCACGATTCGCTCACGGACTGCTTGGCCGAGGCCCACGCCGATGCCGTGTCAGTCTTTACATTCGTCCATGCGGTGCTGATGGCCTGATACGCCTCTTGGGTCGCAGTGGTGGTCGTCTGCTTGATGGATTCCCATGCACCGTGAATGGTGTCATAGGCTTTGCTGCCGAAGTCGTACAGCGTCTGATAGATGCTGTCATAGTTCAGGGCAATAACACCGCCCAGCGCAATAAGACCCACGGCAAGGATGCCCGCAGGGCCGAGAAAACTCAGCAGGGATGATACGCCGGTAGCCGCCGCAGATGTAGCAGAACCGAGGCCAGAACCGAGAGCGCCAACCACACCTGCCATGCCGGTGCCCGTGGCCGTAGCGGCCCCGGCTGCCGCCGTGCCAATCTGCGACATCGGATTGATTGCCGCCATGACCCATTGCAGGGCAGACATACCCAGCGATGCAGCACCCGCGATGAACAGTGATTTGACGACCATCATGCCGACCTTAATAGCCAAAATGACCTTGCCCGCATTGGTGTCGAGGAATCCGGCGATAACGCCGCTCACGACGCGCCAAATGATTTCGGCCACGCGGGCGAATATACCGCCCCAGTCGATATTGCTCAAAAATTCACCGATACCGCGTCCGAACGCATCCCAATCCGTGTTACGGGCGACATCCAGCATCATGTCCAGCAGACTGATAACAAAATCGGACAGCGCTTTGCCGCAATCGGCCCAGTGGATGCCCTTAAATGCAATATTCAGCGCGGTATAGATGTTTTTTGCGATGTCTGCCCATTGGATTTTATCGGCTAGTGTTTTTACGGTGGTAAAAACGCCGTTGATGGTAGCCGCCAGTGCGCGGGCGGCGGTATCAAGGCGCAGCGTCGAAAAGGCGTTGTTGATGAACGTCGCAATGCTCGTGCCCATCTTTACCCAGATGCCCGGTGTGGTAACAAGCCCCCAAACGAAGTTGATAAGCGCGTTCCAGCCGTTTGCAAAGGTCTGGCCCAGCAAATCCCATTCGACATAATCGAACAGGCCGTTGATGGCCGTGCCCACGCCCCGGCCCAGATTATAGAAATTAAACTCGGTCAGGAACGTGTTCACGATGTCGGCGATGGCGTTCAGCCCATCGGCCACGGTTTTGCCTACCAGCGTCCAGTCGAGGTTATCGACTATGCCGTTGAAGATCTGAGCGATGTTTTTCGCCCATTTGACACCCTGCGGGCGCAGTGTACCGTTAATCCAGTCATCCACGGCCTTAAAGGCGGTGTTTAGACCCTCGGCGATGATTTTACCCACGCCGTACCAATCGCCCGCCTCAATGGCCGCTTTCAGGCGGTCAAGGTAGTCTTTGACCGCTTTCGGCAGGATGTCATCGATGTTTTTAGTCTCGAACAGATCGCCCGTTCCGCTACCACCGCCGCCAGAGCTATCGGTCTTTTTCTGCCGCTTGTTCAGTTCGTCGAACCCGTAGACCTGTTCATTCAGGTCTTTGGCGCTCTTAGATGCCTTATCAAGCGATGCAGCATAGGAGCCAGTTTGCTTTTTGGCAACGGTGATAGTGGACTTGCCGCCCAGCAGGGCAAAGAGTGCGTTAAGGTAGGTGATGGCGGTGCTAATTGCGTTGATTATGCGGGTAAGCACCGGCTCTACCAACGATATGAGGTTGCCCAGCCCTACCGAGATATTCGCGGACAGCCCCGTTGCGCTGTTTTTGATATTCGACATCGACTTATCAAAGGCGGAGCTGAATTTCGCCAGCGCATTGATGGCATCGCCGACCCCGCTGAAAATCTGCGAAATGAACATTCGCTTGATGCGCGAAATCAGCACAGTTTTAAGGCTTGTAAGCTGCTTTATCAGCCCACTTACCGAATTGCCGGTAGCCTTGGCCTGAGAGTTGAACAAGCCGAGGTTTTTTGCGGCATTTTTTATGCTGCCAGCTACGGACTGCCACGCCATTTTGGCGATGCTCTTTGCCGCATCGCCTGCCGCCGATGCGGCGTTGCGCAGTTCCCCGGCAAAAGCGCCGAAAAAGCGGGACGCAAAGGACGCACCCGCCCCGGCGTTCTGTGTTTCATTGCCGAGGTTCTGCACGGCCTCAGCGGCGGTGCTGGCCGGGTCGATGACGATGCCGAGGTCAGCCGCCGCACTGCGGCACTCCTCCAAACGGTCAAGGAGGTTTTGCACTGCCTCAGCCTGAGCATTGAACCCCGCGATAGACTGTGTAGCATCCCCGTCTACGCCCTCGACATCTTGCAAGCCCTCGGCCAGCGATGCCAGCCGTGCTTGCAGATTGGCGGCGGCGCTCTGTGCTGCGTCGAATTTGGATGCAAAGCTGTTCATCTGCGCCGGGGTTTTCAGGCCGTTTTGCAAGCTCTGCGACAAGGCGTTGATTTGCTTGTCCAGCTTTTGAGCAGCGGCATCGGTGGCGTTAAGCTGAGAATCAAAGGACATCTGCACCGCCTCGGCTTTATATGCCTGCAACTGCGCGATGGTATCCCGGATGGCCTGCGCCTGTCTCAACCACTCAGCAGAATCCGTGCCGGACACAAAAGCCGAACCGTCAGCCTCCATCTTGGCCTTTTGGGTTTCGTAGCGCTCAAGGATAGCCTCGGTGTTCTCGATCTGGATGGCAAGGCGCTGCCACTCTTTGGAGTTTTCCTTTACGCCGAGCTGTTCCATCACATCGCGGCGGTTATACAGCCCAAACAGGGAGTTTTCCGTCTTTTGGATGGATGCCGTCAGTTGATCGTATTCGGCAGTGTTGAATTTCTGCTTGCCGAGGTCAATCAACTGCTGCTTGAGGTTCTGCGCAGCCTCCTCAGCCTTGCCCATTTTGATGTCAAAATTAGTAAACTGAGAATCAGTGTTCAGTCCACGGGCGAGAGAATCGGCAAGACCACGCATCTGCGTGTCCAGCCGCCCAGCAGAGCGCTCTGTAGCCGTCAACTGTGCATCAAGGGTCTTTGCCGCCCCACCGTTGGACATCGCCGCAGACGCGCTCTGCGCCGCCTGCGCGGCTTGCTGGACGGCCTGCCCCTGTTGCTGCACCGATTGTGCCTGCTGCTGGACAGCCTGCCCAGCAGCGGCGGCAGACGCGGTCACGGCTTGATTGGCCTGCGCGGCCCGGTTGCCGTTGTCGGCCATCGCGCCGTAAATCTGCGCGGTGTTGGTAGCGATGTCCTGCAAAATCGGGACAACGCCGGAGAACGACTTCATCATGTCAGCGCCAGTGCTATTGATGGAGCCTTTCAGATTGTTTACTGCCTGTTCCAACTTGGCAGAGCCTTTTTCAAAACCGCTATTGTCCAGTTCGGTATCAAACTTCAACGAACCATCGGTATTTGCCATGATTTAATCGCCTCCTTTCGTCAATTCTGCGAACATCGCCGCAAGGGCATTTTCGGGTGTCGGGGCTTTCGCAAGGACTTTTACGGAGCAAAGTTCACGGTTTTCTTTTTCAAACTCTTTCTCGTAGGATTCCAGCTTTTTACCCCTCGACTTTTTCTGCCGGATAGTCAGCACTGTGCCCCACACGGCATCCCGGTCAATGGATTGGAACCACCCCATGAACGTCCACCAGTGGACAAAGGGCAAGGCCCGAATCTCCATGCCCGCCGCCTTATTGATGGCGGGGAAAATGAGCTGTTCATCTTTGGCCCAATTCACAAGCTGAGCGCGGTTTTCACGCTTGCCGGTGTCCTGCGTGTTACAGCTCAAAAATTTAGCCGCCAGTTCATAGGCGGCTTGCACATCCTCGGTGGGCATGGATTCAAAGTCGGTATACAGCCGTTGCAGGCAGATATACGCCTTTTCCTTATCCTCTAAATCCGGGTCATTAAATGCAACAAAGATTTCCAGCACATTGCGAAAATCCGCGTCAATACGGTATGCTTTCCCGTTGACCTCAAGAGTTGTCGGCAGTGCCCCGATCATTGCGCACTACCTCCACTTTCGGCTTATCTTTCAGATACTTGCTCATGCGTTTCTCAGAGGCAGCCGTTTCCTCATTGATGGCATCGGCAATCAAGCCGCCCAGCGCATTGATGACTTTGGTGCAGAAAAACTCGCCGCCCACGCTGGAAAAAGCGTTGCGCTTGGCGAAAATCTGACTAACCTCGTCAGAATCAAAGACAGTGTTCAGCTTGTCCAGCAGAATTTTTTCAGCGGCCTTGATAGCCGTCCATGCGGCATCCGAATCGCCGCTGCCGTCCGCGTTGATGTCGATACCGCGCAGCGGCTCGAAAACATCATCGAAGCTGTCCTCCATCTCCTTGAAACGGTCAAGGATGGACAGGTCACTGGGGCGGATATGCACCTTGCAGATGGGCTGGTCGTAGCGGTTATAGATGGCGATTTCCTTAGTACCGTCATCAATGACGGCGCTCAAGTTTTTGTGTGCGTTCATGCTTTTTTACCTCGATTCAAAAAATAAAAAAGAGGGCATCGACCCACTCGCCGCGAATCCTCGCAATGCTGTGTAGGTTCGATGCCCTCCTCTCACATCAGGCGATGTCGGTGATCGTTGCCTGATTGGTAGTCATGTCGTAGACGATGTTCTTCTTCTCCATCGCGCCGATGGGGTTGATGTTGTACGGGATGGCATAGCCCGCCGTGTCGCCGCCAACAGACTGCGGCACAATCCATGCGCGGCGCACATAGCAGTAGCCACTCATGGTCTGCTTCTCAGCATCGGCAGAGGTGAAAAACGCCTCGGCGAAATAGCCCAGCAGATCGGATTCGCCGTACTTTTCCTGCATGGCAACATCCAGCAGATGCGCGTACATCGGGCGGGAGGGGTCCATGTAGTAGGGGTCAACGTCAACCTCCGGCTCATAGCCGGAGTGCTTGAACGTGGTTTCGCCCAGCACGTTTTTGGTGGTTTCGGTATCGGGGTTCAGCTCTTTGGACAGATCATCGTTGTCCTTACCGACAGCCTCCCAGCCGGAGGATGCGGCGGTATAGGTGATGACCAGCTTCGTGCCGTCCGAGGGGCTGGTCGGGGCAGTGATGCCATAGGTTTCCAGATCAACGGTAGTACCGTTCAACTTCCATGCAGTGCCCTTAGTGGCGTACACGAAAGTGTACTCACCGCTGACACCGCCCACGGCCTTGCCGAACGTGGCGGCGGTAACGCTGCCCGCGCTGGCCTCAGCGGCCTCGGCAATGGGCTGACCCGTCCAAGAAACAAACAGCATACCGCGATTGCGGTCAAGTTTTGCCATGTCTTAGTTCCTCCTATATGTGATTTGGATTTGAATTTGGTATTTTGCACTATCGGAGCCGACCTGCGCCGGGTAGGCCGTCAGCGTCGGCACAATAGCAGTAACCCGACCCTCCTCTATGCGGGGGAAGTTTCGGGCGTTGTTCTGCTCAATCATCCACGCGATAAGCCCGGTGAAAAAGGCGAGGTTATCGGAGTTCTGCTTGACATCGGAGCCGTAATTCTCGCGCGTGGCGAAAATGTAGTTCTGTGTCTGCCTGTCCTCCAAAATGCTCTCGCCCAGCACATTCTCGCGGTATTTCAGCGTGGACGGCGATGCGTAGATGGCGTACTCGGTGGGATTCGCACCCAGATAGTCAGCACCAAAACGGTTATTTTTCGACAATAACGGGCACTGCCGGAACCACTGCCGCAGACCGTCAATGCTATTTGATACCTGCGACATTTTTAGCCTCCTGCAAGATGTCCTGCGCATGGTCGGCTTTCATCCGCTCTACCCAGAACGGCCCGGCCAGTGCATTTTTGTCGGTTTTGTACTGGATAGCCCTGCCCGTGGGCTTTTTCTTCTCGCCGGGGCGGGAAAAATAGCGCGTCGGGATGCCGCTGTCGTCGTCAAAGACCGGAATGTTAGGCCCGTAGACCTCGCCCATGTACATATAGTGTGCATAGGGGCCGGGGTAAACGATCAGGCCAGAGCCGATGTTCGATGCGGCGTAGGGGCTTTTTGCCAGCATAAAGGTGTCGGCGGGAGTGTAATCCTCGCACCAACGGATAAAGGCGTTGTCGATGGCCTGCTGCACCAGCCCGCCTTTTTCAAGGTTTCGGGATGCCAGCAGTGCCGCCGCGCCGCCCCAATCGAAATTGACTTTGATCATCAGCGACATCACGCACCTACAACTTTCCAATGCTGCGCCTGCGGGGCGCGGCGGTTGTCTGTGACCTGCAAGATGGTTGCGGCCTCGGAGTAGGTGTCGTGAATGGCGGCGGGGCGCAGGCCCTCAGCGCCGATGCCCAAAACCACAAGATCGCCAGCGGCCAGCGTAAAAGCGGCGGCGGGGTCATCAGTGACGGCGTACTGCTTAGGGGGCAGATACGCTTTGCCGCCGAAATCCGCATCCGTGGGGATGCGGATTGTGACCTTGTTTGCCGCTTTCAGCCCGGTGCTGTCAACGGTGGTCGCATCGGAATTGAACCAGTGAACGCCCCGGATAATGGTGCGCTCGTAAACGTCGCAATCATCCTCCGAGTTAAATCGCCGGTTATAAAGGGTGATGGTGTCATTGCAAAGCTGCATTTTACCTCACTCCTCTATACAGCAGGGGAACGCCGTAATCGTCCAGCTCGCCGTACAGCATATCCGCCGCAATGGCGTTCATCTGTTTGGCTGCCTCCTCGGCGTTCGGCACGTTCCCATGGTTTTCGGTGTAGCCATCTGTGTTGAACGATGTGACCGTGGGCGACGTGACCTGAGCCACGGCACCGACAACGCTCTCCATCTGCGCCAGCGCGAAAACGCAGAGCTTGACCGCCCTAGGAATCTCGGCCATGTTCTGGACGCGGGAATCCGTCAGGCGGTCAATGCGTTTTCTGCAAGCACATTCCAGCGGAGGCCACGCAGCGGCATCAACGGTGCCGCCTAAACCCTTGTATTCGTCAAAGGTGAGGTACATATCGTGTGCCATGTGTAAACCTCCTCAGCGGCCCGAAATCAGGCCAGAGACAGGATGCGGGCGATGGGGATAGCCTTGCGGGCGATGTACTGCTTGCCCTCGGCCTCGTTGGAGTTCACCAGTTCCCAGTTTTCGCCGTCCTCCAGCTCGTCATCGGTGGGAGACAGACTCTTCATCTTGGCCTTGGTGAAATTGATGCCGTAGGGGGCAAAGCACTTGCGCTGGCGGCCATAGAGGGTGTCCTCGCCGCCATTGGTATGAGGATCACGATCCATCTCGTAAGGCACCTTAGCGCCGCAGTCGGTGTACTCGATAGCGCCATCACCCAGAACGTAGGTGGTGTAACGGGTCTGAGACACCTTAGCCACGCCTGCGGTGGTCTGAGCGGCAGCGGCCTTGACAGTGCCATTGACGGTCACGACAGGCAGCTTGCCCTCGCCGCCGAAAATCTGCTTGAGGGTAACGACAGCGCCGGAAACGGTGACGATGAACTTGCCCTCATACTGGGCAGACAGCACGGTTTTCAGAGCCTGAGCCTCAGCAGCGGCATCGCCGGTCTTGAGGGTCTTGTTGGCGGTGGAGGTGGATGCGGCAAAGGTATAGGTCTGACCGTCCACGGTGATGGTGTTGCCATCGGTGCCAGCGGTGCTGACAGTGATGGTGTAAACGCCCTGCACCTCCGGGGTGGTGACGGTTTCCACGGCAGGCATGGAGTCATCAACCAGAACGGTGCGGCCATTCAGGGTGCCGATCTGCAGCTCGCGCTCGATGCCGTCCTTGTCGGTGTACTTCATGTACGCCAGCAGCTTGAGGTTTTCGAGGCCGGTAGCAACGGCAGAGTGCATAATGGCGAGGCTGAACGCACCCTTGTTGTCGCCGCAAGCACGCTGCATGGCGGTGTTCAGAGAGGTGCCGTCCATCAGGCCCAGAGCGCCCTCGGAATTGGTCTTGCCGGTGACATCGTAGGTGTGTTCACGGACGAACTTCACGCCCTCAGCGTCTTTCATGGCGAAAACGCCGGTCAGAATCTTGATGATGGTGGCCTGATCGACTTCATCCCAGTATTCGCCAATCTGAGCGGCGACATCGGCGAGAAAATCCTCGCCGCCGGTGATGTCGTAGGAGAAGTCGCGCTCAGTCCATGCCTGTGCGCGGCCCACGACAACGCGGGAGTGGGAGAAAGTCTTGGTGTTGGTGGCGGTGATGTTGGTGGAACCATCGTAGTTCTGAGGGACGGTGCCGCTGATGATGCCACGCAGGGGGATGGTGACATAGTTGCCACCGACCTGATCGCTCATGGACTGCGCGATGTCCTGACGCTTTTTGATGGCGCGGGACTTAATCAGCTCGTTGCGGTTCAGGTTGGGAACGCGGTCAACATACTGCTTGAACACGTTACCATTGAAGTTTTTGGAATCAAAGATTGCCATGTGGTTATGCCTCCTGTTGATTTTTTAGGGGTTCGTCGGGTGTAGCTCGATTAGTTAAAATCGGGCACGAAGTTGGGATCGGCATTTGCTGCCGCCATCTGCTCGGACAAGCTCATTTTGTGCGGGTTTCCATCGGGCTTTGCGGGAACCGTGATAGACGGGCCTTTCTTAGCCGGGGCCGGCTCATCAACGACAAAGCTGCCGGGGTCGTCGGTTTTGTACTGGGTCAGAAACTCGTCGTAGCCCTGCATCTTGCCGTTCTCATCCTGCTTAAACTGCTTGGCAATGGCGTCCGCGATAAACTGCTTTTTCGCGGCATTGGAGCTGAACTTGACCTCGCCCGCCTTTTCGCGGATGGCAAATTCATACGCCTGTGCGGCAATTTTCCGCTCCCACTCCTTGCCGTCATTCTCGCGCTGCTGACGCAGTGCCGCGAGATTGGACTGAACGGATGCCAGCTTGTCGGCATCGGTCTGTGCAGCGGTCAACTTGGTCTGCAATTCGGCCATGTCGGTGTCACGCTGCTTGACCTGCCCCTGCAAGTCGGAAATCTGGCCCTGCAAGCCCTTGACCTTGGAATCCATCTTATCGCGGCTGACGTAGGAACCGTCCGCGATATTGGCGAGTTTCAGACCCGCCGCGCTGATCTTTTCGGTCAACTGATCGTAGGTCAGTGCCTCGCCCTCGGAAAACAGATTTTTGAGCAATTCCATAAGATTGTCCTTTCGCCGCGATTGATTTAGCTTATAATCGCGCGGCCACTCCGCGCACGTCGCGCCATCGCATTTATTTCCCTGCAATGCCGGGTATTTATTTATCAGCCAAAACGGCGTGATAACACAGAAAAAGCGCCGTTTCAGGCGCTTACCTTTATAGCCCTAAAGCCATCCACTGCCATGCGGTCACGGCGCTGTGACAGCCCGGATTGCTTGGCAATGAGATTGTATCGGGCGCTTAGGGTGTTGATGTGCTGCTGTGCCTCACGGCGCAGGTCATCGTCACCAGCGGCCCGTGCCGCAATGGCAACATCTTTCCAGTGGCGGGTATCGGTTTCGATTTTGCGCATCATCTGCGAACACTGATAGATGGTCAGACCCTCTTTGCTGCCGATAGTCACGCCCGCATGGTTTGACATTATCCATGCCGCCAGTTGGTGGTCGGAGTATTTGCGCACCGAGTATTCGGTGCTGAACGGCGCGGCAAAGTGCCCGCAGTTCCACTCGCCGATAGGACGCTTGAATCCTGCAAAGTGATGACCGTCCACATCCACGCAGGCCATGCCCGCCTGCATCTTGGCGTATTCGGCCAGCAGAAAAACATGACCTTGCACCGGCTCATGGTCGGGGGCGCTGTTGAGATGCGCGGACAGCTCCACAGCATCATAGCCCAGCGCCTTGCCGATTTCGTCGGCGCTGTGCTGGGCGATTTGACACGCCCCGTCAATGATATTCTGGCGGGCGGCGGTATCAAGGCGACGGTGATAGCCGCTTGCGTACTGCACCTGCATTCCTGCCCAGCCTATGTCTTTTATGGTCTGCCGCATAGCCGATTTGTAGTCGGTCATGCCGGTGGACACGCTCAAAATGGCCTTATCTATGGCCCGTTGATAGGGCACGGATATGGCCGTAGTGTTGGACAGGTTTTGCAGCGCCCCGGAGGTCTGCGCGGCGATGTTGCGCGTGTACTGTACAAGCCGCTGATTCTCCTCACGGGGCAGCGGATGCGCCGCCAGCGCGGCTTTGAATCGCGGGTCGGTGAAGTTATCCTGCAAGGCGGCGTTGTACACAACAGCCATCTGCTGTTGTGTCAGCCGGGTTGCGGCTTGGAGCTTGCCGGAAATATCAGCAATGTCTGCACCCATTTCCAGCATGATTGTATAGCGGTGTATACTGGTGGGGTTCATCTCGCCGATTTTCTTTATCTGGGTCGCTATTTTCTGGATGAAATACAGATTGACTTCATCCAGATTCGCAATCATTTTGCGAACGGCGGCATCAAGCTCTTTCTGGGTCAGCACGGGTCATCACTCCTCGCCGGGGCCACTCCCAAACGGTGTAGCCGTGTTGCCTCCATCCTGATCGGAATTGTCATTGTCCGTGGGAACGGTGACATCGCTCTGGTCGGGATTGGGCTGCTGGATAGCCATAGCAGCCTGCATTTCGCTGACCTTTTCCTGCTGGACTTCCTGCAAGGCTTTTTCGGCCTGTGCGCGGGTTTCACCAAAAAACCACATACGCATCTCAATCTTGCTCATCATGCCGTTATTGAGCATGAGGAGCCGCTGCTGCAACTGGGTTTCGGTGTCAGCGATAACGGAATCATCCCAATCGAACGACACCTCATATTCGCCAGCCGGGGCGAGATTGTACAGGTCGGCGTACTTATCCATCGCCCGCACGACCTCGCGCAGCGCACGCTCAAGAGCCTGCTGGTTGTCGGCAATGGTGGTATAGGTACGATTGCGCAGGATGGTCAACTCAGTGGCCGTGCGGGCCTCTGTGTTGGCATCGGAGAGGGTGCCACGGGCGAGGCCGGACTGATCTTCAATCTTCATCAAGATTTGGTTCAGACCGGCCACAAGGGAGCTATCGCGCAGGGTCGGGGCGAAAACATGATACGTTTCATCAGTGCCCAGATCGACCGCGCGGAACAGGCGTTCGTTCAGCTTGGGAGTTTCCATAGCCTTTGCGCCGTTACGCATAACGCCGTCAATGGGCCGCAAGGCCATCGGGTCAACGTCGATAGCCATTTCGCCGCCCTCAAACTCCCACAGCAGGCGGCTGTACTGTGTGTCAGCCTCCTTGATGGTGTCCATGCTCTTAGCGAACACAGCCACGCCCATAGGGGAGATCGGGTCAACAGTGTTTGCCGATGCCACACGGAACCAGCCAAAAAGCTGCCCGTCTACGTTGTTGACGTAGACCACGGGCTTGAGGTCTTTCCACTGCGGTACTTCCGTCAAGGGAATTTCCTTACCGAGAGCATCGCGGGAACTGGACTTAAAGGCCCGCTGCGTAATTTTGATTCTATCGCCCTCAACGGTGTGCCGCTCAAGGCGGGAATAGTAGGTCTTGCCCTCCGAGAACATATCACGGAAAACGACATCGGACAGGTCGCTGTCATCGCCGAAAGCAATGGGGTACAAATCCCAATCGGGGGTATAGTCGAAATAGATATGCCCATCACGGACATACGGCTTTATCGTCATACCGCCCGCCGCGCATCCGATCTCGGTTTTGCTCCGTAATTGTGTAGCCAGTTTTTCAAACTCTTTGCTCAGAAATTCCGAGCGCGGGTTGGTGATGTCCTCGCCGGTGCCGTCATCCTTGCCCGCCGTGATACTCCACTTAAATTCAAGTGTGACCTGCCGGGAAATCTCGGACGCGATGAACGCAGGAATGTTGAGGGTTTTGACCTGGTTGCACTTGTAATTGGGCTTGTCCAGATAGGCCCGGTGCCATGCTTCGAGGGCAATCTGCATCTCCTGCGACAGCGGGGTGTCGATGTTCTCCACCTGCTGGATATTCTGATACGGAATCACTCTGCCTAACACCTGCCTTATCATGGTATAGATACTTGAAAAAATAGACATGGGCTGTACCTCACAGGCCGCGCCGTTTCCAGATTGGATTGAGCGCGTACCGCACACTGTCAATGCTGTGGTTATCCTTATCGGGGTATTGCCCGGTCAATTCGTCGTCTTTGGTGCGCTCGTATTCGTATTCGGCAAACTCTCGCGCCGTTTCCGGGCATCGGTTGGGGTCAACGACGATTTTTACCAGCGATTGCAGCCATTTCATGCTGTACCGCACAGAATCCGGCCCCTTTTCAGTGGGGCGGATGGATGCGCCGTAGGCTTTCAAGTCCGCAATGGATTTCGGCTCCGCACTATCTGCAATAATGAGGTCTTGCGATGTTACGTTCTTTTCTTTCTGCAAGCGCTGCCAGAAAACCTCATTCGGGGTTTTATTGCAGCGCAGTTCATCGAAAATATAGAGCGTCATCTGCGAGGGGCGGTAGCACATCTTGCTCCAATGGTTGGGGTCAGGGTACCAGCCCCAGTCGATGCCCTCATAGATGTAATCGAACGATGTAATCTCGGCATCAGTGATTTCGCGTAGCTCAAGGTTGCTGAACACCTCGCCGCCCGTGCCCGTGGGGATGCCCAGATACTCATGCTCATAGGCGCGGGGGTTGGTTTGCCGCAACAGCTCCGCATCATCAAAGAACATCTGGCCGAGCCATTCAGGCGGCACGGTCAGATAAGTGCTGGAATGAACCAGCCTATCGGGGCGCTGGACAAGCGCCTCCTGATTCATAAAGTTGTTCAGGGTGATGGGCGGGTTGAACGACATGAAATTCCAAAACTTAGAGCCGCCACGGTTGGTAGATTGCAACACGTTTCGGATTTCTTTCATCCCATCGAACGTGTCCGCTTCTTCAAACCATGTGATGGCGCAGTACCCTTTGGGGAATTTCAACGATTTCAGCTTCATCGGGTCATCAAGACCGCGAAAAAGAATCGTCTGCCCGGTGCTTTTCCGGGTGATGCTCATGGGGGAAACATGGCAGATAAATTCGCTGTCAAGGCCCAGTTTGTCAAGGGCAAAGACCATCTGGCTGTAAACAGAATCGCGCAGGGTGTTGGCGGTCTTACGGAATATGACCGCGTTGCAAGCCTCGTTCCCCGGCTGAACCATAATCAGCGGGATAGCAAAGCCGATAAAGGACGATTTCAACGAACCGCGCCCGCCCTTGAGGAGATATTGCGAGTGCCGATGATCGAGAACATCATCCAGCAGTTCGTCATAGTTGGGCGCGATAACATCTTCGATGTAAACATCAGGCATCGGGCACCGCCTCCCCATCGGCAGGGGTCATGACGGGTGTAGCCGTGCCTGCCTGATCGGCGTCAGCTTGCTCCACTGCCGGGACATCGCCCTCAGCCACGGGGGCGGGCTTCTCGCCGCGTATCAGGTGGATGCGCACCGCATTAGGGTCATCGGCAGGCGTGGGCTTGCCGGGGCCGCCTGCGCCCTCTATGGGCGGCTCAGGCGGGGTGAACTCGTCAACGCCAAACTGGCCGGGGGTGCCCGGTTCCTGCCCCAGAACGCGCAGAATGGCGAACAGGGATTCAATGTTGCCATTGATGGCAGATTGGATAAGGGGAATGAGCATCTGCACCATGAGGGTCGTATTCTCAGAGAACACGTCATCATAGCTCGCCAACTCGGCGCTGGCCTTGTAGTGGGCCTTGCCGCCCTTTTTCTTGTGCTGAGGTTTTGTCAGCAAGTTCAGCAGGGCATCCTTTACCAGCTTCTCCTCCCGGCGCTTTTTGGCCGCTGCCTTGCCGCCTTTAGAGCGGATGGCGAACGCCTCCTCCGGGGGGAGCTGATTCAGTGGCGGTTTCATCCCGGACGTATTGCGAGGTTTTTTCTGCTTTTTCTCGCCGGTGTCGGCGGGCTTCGCGTCTTGCGGCGCGGGGCTTGCGCTGATCTCCGGCATAGCCTCGGTATTTTCGGGCATCTGCTGCCACCTCCTATCTGTAAAAATAAAAAAAGCACCCGGCGCATTTCAGCGCTGAGTGCTAAGTGGTATTCAGTTACTTTGCGATGAAATTATTCGTCGTCTGCGTCATCTTCGGCATTTGCCTCGGCATCCTCGGCATCGAGAATGGCAAGTGCCTCGGTGTCGCCCCGCTCCGTCAGGATGCGGCGCTCCATGCTGCGCAGGTCATCAAAAAAGCTGCCATCAGTTTCAATAGTTCTCTGCTTTGCCATGTCGAATCTCCTCTCAATTCATCGAAATTAGCGGTTGTAGGTGTAATCCTTTTTGCGGGTGATAAACTCATAGCCAAACTTAGGGGCCGTGCGCCGCCAGTAGTCGTTGAGATAACCAACGGCCATCTGGCGGGCCGTGTGCATAGCGGATTGTTTGCTTTTGCCATCTTTGAGCGCGTCATCATACGCTTTTGTGTAACGATCAGACAAATAGCGCTCGATCTGCTTATAGTCCCGGTTGATCTGGTTATAAAAGGCTTTCGGTTTTGCACCCTGCCCCTTACGCATGATGTAGTTCATCTCGCCTTGGCCGCTGGCCGTGGCGCGATGCTCTGCCCATTTGGACTCAAGCATATTTTTGACATCAGCAAAAGAGAACGTGCCTCCGAAATCTGCTGCGCCTTTAGGATGGCCGTGCGTGACGGTTGCGCCCTTATAGTCCAAAACGGACATCGGGAACGAAACAGAATGAGAATTGCCCTTGTACGCCTCGACCAGCTTGCCGTCTTTGTCGAAAACGAAAAGCTCCTCATGTTTCAGATTGCGGATGCGGCGTTCTGCATCCTCAAGGGTCATATTGCCAAACTTGGAAGTATCAAGCGGACGCGGCGCACCGCCGCCCTTGCCCTCTTTGCTCAACCAGTCGATAAAACCGTTGATGTTGCCTTTACCGCCTCTGCCGCCCATGTTCAACCTCCATTATAGCGCGATGCGCCGATTTTGTAAATAAAAAAAGCGCCGCAATGTCGATTTTAACATTTTGACGCATAATGTACTAATCTTGCATCTGCTGTTCAGATGACTTTTTGCCTTTTACCCGTGCTTTAAGTTTCTCTTGAAACGACGTGACATGGATGATATTTCCCTCGCACCCGGCGGGCACCTTGCCGTAGAAGATGATCTGCGCGGGCTGTAAGCGCCGTAGCATCTCATTGTACCCAGCCATGAACAGCGCCGCCGATTCGGGGCTTGCCTGTGTGCCGACGCTCGACACGGCCACCGCGCCGCCTACTGGCTCACCGTCAAAGCACCATTCAAAGCTATCCGGCGTACTCCATGAGATGGTCGGAATGACCTTGATGCCGTGGGCCTGCCAATAGGCGCCCAGCCAGTGCTTGCGGTAATGGTTGTAAATCTGGATAATGCGGGGAAAGTCTGTATATGTGCTGAAATCGGGGGTGCATACGGTATCGAACCGCGCCATCATGCCGAGGTAGTTATCGGGATGCGCCCAGATGCGGTTGAACTGGTAATCGTCAACGAAAAAGTGAACGCCATGCTCTGACGGCTCCTCGCACCCTTTGGCGTAGTTGAAACTTATCCAGTTTTCAGCCGTAGTCAATTCGGGCCGCAGGATGGGGATGTCGAACCGCCCAGCGCCGGGGAAAATGCCCTTATTGAGATTTTCATAGTTGCGCTCTGTGCGGTACACCATAAACCTCCGGGAAAGCAATAAAAATGCGCCGCAGTTGTGACACTGTGGCGCGTAATATAGGGGCAGGTCAACGGCGGCAGTACCGGCGTCGGCCCTCGCGGTTCGCCGCGATAATAACCAAAATCAGGCGCACTCCGTAGAAATACGCCGCGATTCCAAAATTAGGCGCGTCATACGGGGAAAGGAGAAAAAGCCCGTTTTGCCGTGGACGCGCCGCGAGGTGAAATGCCCTCAAGCCTCGCATGGTTGCACAGGCTGGAATCGAACCAGATACTTGCAGGGTATGAACCTGCCGAGCTACCAGTGCTCTACTGTGCAATATAAATAGGCCACTGATCGAAACCGCCAGCGGTGGAACCGCGTGAATGATTCGCAAACCGCAATTTGCCATCACTGGGAAGGTGCAGATCACTCGTGCCGCCGCAATGGCCGGACGACGGCAATGGCCTAATGGCGCCGTGTAAAGGTCTTGCACCCTACCACGCTTTTGGGAGCGTAGCGCCCTGTGGCTATCACGGCAAATTTAGTGCAGGGGTCAAGGGCCTGCACAGCGCCGGGCGTGAGAGGCGCACCCGGCGTATAGGGCTTTTGCCACCTCGGCGCAAACACGAACGCCGCCGCGCTTATTCACGCAGCGGCGTTTGGAGGTGACAGCGGGGAAAGCACGAGCGAGGGAGCGCCCAGAACTCCCTCGCCCTAAACCCGCAATGTAATATTATAATAACAGCGATTAGAATACAACCGACACGGCGGACACAAACGGACAGTTTCTCAAAAAATCCGCTTTTGTCCGCTGTTTTCGTGATTTTAGGCCGCGCCCGCGTCGATATAGCGCTTACAAGCCTTGCGCACACCATCGCCCGTGTACCCCATACTCGCGCCCACCTGCGCCCACGGCAAGCCATCCACAAAGCGCAGATACATGATTTCGCGCATACGACTATCGGGCACAGCGTCAATATA